TCCACCACATCTTCGTTGGATTCTCCTGAGGTCACTGTGGCTTCGCCCGAGGGAGGCGCCCCGCCGACCGAAGGGACCGAGCTCACCGATCCCACGCAAAACGTTCCAATCCCTCAGTAGGTTGGATTAGACGGCCCCTATAGAAGAGGAGTGCACGCTTGCCCGACAATGGCGGCGAGTTAGCAACTCGGCTCCTCCAACAAACAAAGGACAACATGAACCCATCACAATCGAAGGACGGTGGCAAGAGACCCCCACCGCTCATCGCCCACAAGTACGTTCAGGGGCAAAAGGAAAAGCTGCAAATGGCTGCCGATGCGAAGAATGTTTCTCCAGAGGAACAGCTTCACCGCATTGGCCAGAAGGCCCTTCTGAACGGAACTACTTCGCAAAGGTTTCGTGCCGATTTCTTCGATCAAGTTTTCATCGACATTCTGAGCAGCTACTTTCAAGCATGGCTGACCTCGGCTCCCGAAGAAGTGAAGAAACGGGAATACCTCTACCAATCGGCCATGGCGCTCGGTACGGTAAAGGAAACGCTCCTTGGCATGGAGACTCTTGGCAGAAACATCACCACGATGCAAGCCAACCAAAAACCCACCCAAGAAGAGACGGGTGAAAACGGAGAAGATGATGCACAAACCTGATGACCTTCAACTGGTATTGAAAGTGATCGACGAATCGACCGATCAACTGGTGAGCGAAATGATCAAAGCCGCGCAATCCAACAGCACGAGCCGCATGGTGAGCTTTGCTCCCAGCCTTGTGAACTTGGCTTGGTCTCGCGACGTGATCGAGAATCGATTCACCAAAGCGCAGGAAGAACTTGCCAACAACCAGAAGAAGGTGAAGTAACATGGGAATGAAAGGCAATTCGGTTCCGGACCTCCAAGTCCGGCAAGACGCGCCTCAAGGTGCGCCGGAAGGAATCAGTTCGGCTGACTTCGATGATGGTGGTTCTGGCGGCGACGTCGGCGGTGGATTCGACCTCGCGGCATACGTCCGCAATTCCTCGCCTGTCATGGCGCAGGCACAGGCTCAGATGGATGCTGAAGCCCGTGGTGGTGCGGTTGAAAAGCCGCAGACACTGGAGGAATACAATGAAGAGGCTGACGATCAAGAAGCTCCCGAAGACGCTCAAGATCAAAGCGACGAAGTCCCTGAGCTTGGCGCCGATGAAGAAGTTGAAGAGACTGAATCCTCAGAGGAAGCTACAGCTGAGGTAGGTTCCGATGATGTCGATTGGGAATTCGCTCTCCCGGTCGTCACAGGTAAGGATGACGATGGCAAGGACGTTGTCGCCAAGATGACTCTCGGTGAACTCCGCGATCTGGCCATCAAGAAATCCGAGATCGAAGCTCGCGAAGCTGCTCTCGAAGGTGCCGAAGGTGAAGTCGGGACGAAGCAACAAGAAGCGATGGCCGATCTCTTCACGCTCGGTCAGGCTCTTCACGGTGAGCTCATGGCTGCCGAGAACGCAATCGCCTCGAAGTATGGCGAAGCGAAGAAGGCCATGGAAGCTGCGAAGTCCACTGGAGATACCTTCACTGCGCGTGAGAAGCGGGAAGAAATGCAAGAACTGCAGGAGCAGTACTGGCTGGCTCGCAACAACCGCGAAGGGAAGCTTCGTTCTGTCATCGAAACCGTTCAAGCTCAAGAAGCAAAGAACAAGGAGACGCTGGCCAAGAAGTTCGCTCAAGATGCGAAGAAGCTTCTCCCAGGCTTTGACAAGAAGATGGCGACCGCAATGCGTGAATTCGCCATCAAAGAAGGTCTCCCGGCAGAACTGCTGGATCAGATCTACGATGCTCGAATCGTGAAGTTCATCAACGATTACCGTGTCCTCCGGCAACGGCTGGAAAGCGGCCAGAAGGTTCGAACCAAGAATCCTCCGGTCAAGCGGACACCTCTGAAGACAGGAGTGAGTGCCACTCCCGCAAAGCGCGAACAGGTGCAGAAGGCCAATCTTCGCTCCAAGGTGCTTTCGGGCGCGGGCTCAGCCGAAGAACAACATGCTTTCCTCAAAGGCATGATCAAGCACCGGTTTCAATAACTCGGGCTACCTGTGAGTGAGGCTTCTTCGTAGGCCAGTAACCATTCACAGTGAATCAAGAAGCACTAATCAACCAAGATTCACTGAAAGGAATCAACATGGCTGGTCAAACTTTCTCAGCAGGTGGCCCGAAGGCTGCCGCACGTTCGTCGGTCGCAACCGGCAACGCCTCCAACGTCTCCGAAAAGGAAGACCTGGCGTCGTTCATCTCGATGATCTCTCGCGCAGAGACTCCGTTCCTCGCCTCCATCGGCAGTGCAAAGGCGAAGGCCATCTTGCACGAATGGCAAACCGATGCGCTCGCGACTCCGACTGCGGGTCAAGTGGCCGAAGGCGTGTCGTACAGCACGCAAACGGCTGCTCAATCGCAAGAGCCGGATCGCACGCGTCTGGGCAACTACACTCAGATCAACAGCAAGACCGTGACCGTCACCGGCACGAAGAAGGCTGTGGATCAGGCGGGTGTTGCCGACGAGTACGCCTACCAACTCAAGAAGCGCGGCATCGAGCTCAAGCGTGACCAAGAGTTCGGCGCAGTCGCCACCAACCAATCCTCGAATGGTTCGGGTACCCGTACCTTCGGTGGCTATCAGGCATGGGCCAACGTGAACGTCGAAGTCGGTTTCGCCAGCGGCTACACCGCTCCGGCGAACACTGGTGGCGGGATCGCGGGTACCTACACGGCTGTCACGACTGCCTCGGTCGGTGCCATTCAACTCTCGAACGTGGACGTTCTCATGCAGAGCATCTACGAAAAGGGTGGCAAGGCTTCGAAGGTCATGCTGTCTCCGGCCAACAAGCGCGCGTTCTCTTCGCGTGCTCAGATCGCCGGTGCTCATGCCACGAGCGCGACCTCGATCGGTTCGGGTGGCAACGTTCGTCGGAACATCGACGAAGAAGGTCGTCTGCGTCAATCGGTGGACGTGTACATGTCGGACTTCGGTGAAGTGACCGTGGTTCCGAACTACATCATGGGTCTGTCGAGCACCATTTCGGGTGTCACGCAAGGCGGTGCCAATTTCTTTGGCTTCGTCTACGATCCGATGTGGTTCGCGTGGGCCACCCTGCGTCCGCTCAAGGAAATCCCGCTGGGCCAACTCGGCGATTCGACCATCGGTCAGATCGTGGAAGAAGGCACGCTGGAGTGCAAGAACCCCGACGCTGTCGGCCTGATCACCCAACTGAACGGAGCTTGATCCATGGCAACCACCAAGATCGCAGTCACGGCTGCAACCAACCTGAGTCTCGGCGGTGGTGACACCGCTGAATCTCTGGCAACCCAACTGTCCACCCTGCTGGGCGCGCTCCCGGTGATCTTCAACTCGGGTCCTGCCTCGGCAACGACCTCGGTGACCGCAGTGCAAGCCGCACTGGATATCGTCGCATCGGCGCTATCCAGCTACGGCAACGCGACCGTCAGCAAGACGACCGCGTAAATGATCGAGAGTGGAGGGGCTTCGGCTCCTCCATTTTCCGGAATGAGTCTGAGCTCAAGAGGAGAACAAATGAGCCCCAAGATCGTCGTAACTCACCCTGGTTTCCCGGGGCAGTTTGGACACATTGCCAGTCAGTGGTCCAATCGAGAAGGATGGGATGTTCGAATCGTCGTACCCGATGGCCGCATCCTTCAGAATGACCCGATCGGTCATCGACTTGAGAATCATGGCTGGTCGTGGGACAATATCTACGGCTACGAATACAAGCCTGAGAAGATTCGCTTCGGCGAGAACAAATACCTGTGGCAGATGGAAATCAATCTCCTTCATGCCCGAGGCTTCCTACAGGCCCTTCTGGATTTCCGGAAAGAAGGCTGGGAGCCAGACATCATCGTTGCACACCCCGGTTGGTTGTCCACGATGTATGTGAAGGACCACTTCCCTGACGTCACTCTGGTTCACTTCTGTGAACACATGGAGCTCTACAAGCCTCCGAAGCCCGGTGTCGAGCGTGCCTCCATCGGTTTCGATGAGAACTTCCCTCCGACAGAGAATGACTTCACAAAGGTTCATCTGGACTACATGTCCCGGCTCCATGCACTTGCAAACTGTGACCATGGAGTCTCACCCTTGGTTTGGCAGAAGAATCTCCATCCCAAGGAATTTCACGGTAAGATCGAAGTGATCCATGAAGGTGTGGATACGGGAACATACCAACCGTTCGACATCACCGACGTCAAGGTCGGAGACCCTGTTGTCACCTTCTCGGCGCGCTCACTGGAGCCCTCCCGGGGCTTCCACCACTTCGTCGAGGCACTCACGATGATTCTCGCCGGCAATCCAAAAGCCCGCGCGTTCATCGTCGGCAGCCCGAGGGGAACCTACGACCCCACCCCGCCCGGTTTTGACGACTGGAAGTCGCTTTTGATTGACGCCTATAAGGGCCTCCCGTGGGAACGAGTGACCTTCTTCGACAAGATTCCCCACGAGCAGTGGATGAGAGTCATCCAACACTCCAAGGTTCATGTCCACTACAACCACCCCGGCGTGCTCTCGTGGTCCTGCCTCGAAGTCATGGGGCAAGGAAAACTTGTCCTCGGCTCTGACACCGGTCCTGTGAGAGAAGTCATCAAGCACGGTTTCAATGGGCTCCTCTTCCCGTACAAGGATCCTGCCGCCTTGGCAGACATGGTCTTGAAACATTTGAAAGACATTCCTGTGAATACCCTACATCACAGGTCAATCGAAGACATCAAGAACAACGCAAAACAAACTGTCGAGAATAAGTACTCCCGCGACCTGGGCCTCAGGGGATGGGACAAGCTCATCTTCGGCATCATGTCTCGCCGTGCAAACGGAATGATGCTTCCTCAAGAAATTTACTGCTAGGAGTTCACATGGACATTCTCGCCACCACCCGCGCCACTGGCGCCAAGAAGCTGTATCACGCCTCTGCCATTCTCTCGATCACAATCAGTGCCGCAGGGAAGATGACTTCTTTCTCTTACGTGGACGATGCTGGCGCCGCCGCCACCATCGATGTCGCCGCCGACGTGGCCACCACACTGTACCAAGCTGGTAGCATTTCCCAAGCAGGAAAGCTAGCTGGTATTGTCTGGAGTAATGTGTGATGCCATGGAAATCAATTGACGAAGACCCTGGCTCGTTCACAGTTGCGACAGATGCAAAGAACTTCCGGCTCAACCAGGACATCACGCCGTACTTGCAGCATGCGGCAGAATCGCGTGAAAAGCAGTGGGATAATCGTCACAACCTGCACAAGTCCCATTGGAGACCTGCGTTCACCCTTCCGGATATCGTGGCAATCGATATCCTCACGAAGTACAAGCTGGACGTCCATGCCCCCAATTTCAATTCCAATCCTGCCAACGGTAAGCGGTTGCTGGCCATCGTGAAGTCAGATTACCCGTATCTGTTGATGTCCCACAAGGTCTAAAGGAGTTTCCCATGAGTGCCTACACTGACTTGCTCGCGAAGGTTCGCTCGTGGGCCAACCAAAATTCCACGGAAGTGGTCTCCAACACGGTGATTGCCGACTGCGTGCAGTACGCAGTTGACGATGCCTGCCGCAAGCTTCGAATTCCTCCGATGGAATTCACCCGAGACTTGATCATCTCAGCGTCCTCGAACTCTTTCAATCAAGACTTCTCCACCGTTCAAATCCCTTCAGACATGATTGAGTTCATCTACGTTGCCCACGTTGATCGTGCGACGGGGAAGATCAATGCGATGTTCGATGAGGTCTCTGAGATTCGAAACTTCCTTCAGAGAGGCGAGCACTACAGGACACATCGATATGCTTGGAGCGGGTCGCTCCTGCATGTCTATCCGAAGCTGGATGAAGGTGAAACTCTTCGCATCCACTACTACCGCAGGCTGTCGCATGCCGAGCGGTACACCGATCCTGAAACCCCTGGTGTGGGTGACTCCTCGGTGTACGCAGTTGTTGCCTCGAACTACGATACCTCCCGGCAATGGGACGACCAGCTTACGCTGGCGATTTGGGATGGCACCACGACCCCGAATGGATTCCTCAACATCGTATATGATTCGGGTGGCGACTCTGTTGCCGCCTTCGACAACGATGATGTCGGGGTGGCCGCTGCGGATGCTCTGGCCGATGAGATCGACGGCACCGTCAACCTTGTGCAATACCAAGGCGCGCCTCTCTGGAACTGGCTGATCGATGGCAACGAGCGAATCGTCCTCTACGGTTCGATCTACCACCTGGCAGGATTCCTAGATCATGAAGGGATGGAAGTACGCTACGAGAAGCGCTTCACGAGCATCATCGATGACCTGAACCGTGAAGAAAGGTTCCGACGCGCAAAGGGCGGTAACGTCCAAATGAATGTGGCTACCGGTGGGATGATCTAATCATGAAAATTCCACCCATCCCAGTACATCCTCGTGGTATCCATACAGATCCATCTTCTATAGACAGAAGCGTCTGCAATCAAACTCGATCAACGCGAAATAAACTTCGTTGGTTGCAAAAGATCAAAATGAAAACTGGTTGCGAAAGCGAAGAGTGCCAATGGGAAGAGTCATTTACTCCAGAACAGCTGACGTTCAACCATAAGGATCCAAACAAGAAAGACAAACGACTAAGCCGTAACAATAAGCGTATGCACTCACTACCATGGGAGGATATCGTGAAAGAACTCAAAAAATGCGAAGTCCTTTGTCATAACTGCCATGCAAGGCATACGGTTGAAAACGGACACCAGATGAGAGGTGTGGAATGACCACTCCCCGCTCAAGCACGCACCAACGTTTGAGCGACCAGAAGAACTACACGCTTGAGAACCAAGACGTAGGCGGCTCCTTTCAGACTCCAGTGTTAGAGGATGACGGCGGGAGCTTCCACGCTTTCTCAGGAGTGAACCAAGATGACGGAACGTTCACTGGTCGCGGCGGATCAAACGCAGAGCAGAGCCAAACCAAAGAAGTAATCTTCGGCTCGAATATTCGACAACTGTCTCTCACAGCAGGTTTCTCTGCCAATGTTGTTTCCGGTGAGTCGCCTCTGGAGGTTGTCTTCACAAGCAACGTGACCGGAACACCCACTCGCTGGTTCTGGGATTTCGGTGACGGACAATACTCTCGTCTGGAAAATCCAACTCACACCTACGAGGCCGATGGAACCTACACGGTGAGGCTCACCGCAACCAACGCCAGTGGTGGTGATGTTCACGAAGAAGAGGATTACATCACAGTATCAGGTGTTCCTCCGCTGGTGGAGGTCTTCCAGGACACTTTCCTAATCAATGCGCCCCTTGACGGTCTTGCTCCGGAACTTGGCGGTGCTGCTTGGGCTTCACCATTTGTGAATCTTGAGCCTGAAGTGTCTGGTGGAGTCCTCACTGGTCTTGTTGGCTTCGGTGCTGATGGAACTTCGCTGCTCACCTACGATCCAAATCCATTGAACAGCCTCAGTGCTGCGAGTCGAATTGCCTTGCGATTGTCATTTCCAGACGGTCTCGCAATTCCCACCGGTGGTGCCAGCGCTGAAACGGCTTCTGTAGCTCTTGCCGTTATGCAGGATCCTCTTGGCCCTAACGAGGATACTGTTGTATATCTCGAGATCATCGCAATCGGCGCGGGTACAACTGTTTCGGGTTTCTCTAATACCATTGTGGCGCAACTTATTGTGCCAGGAGTTGGACTCACAGCAGTCAACCTAACAAGTGGTTCCAATTACATAGGCTCGCAAGTGTTTGAGTTGATCATGGACAGTACAGATGGTTCTTGGTCGCTTACTCGAAATGGAACTGAGATTGCTGGTGGAAGCGGTTATACCACAGGATTTGGGAGCACAGATACTGCGCATGCGTATGTTATTCTAAACTCCCCAACTACAGGCCCGGCCGTCACTATCTCTGAGGTCGCAGTCCTAGAAGGATAAGAGGAATCTATGCTTAAAGAAACATCCCAAGAAACCGCTGCATCAGCTGCTGCCAAGCTTGGTGCGCCCATCTCGGTCACCACGGCATCGATCGCCGGGTACCCCGTATCAGACATCCTGTTGTGGGCGACCCTGGTTTACACGGTCCTCATGATCGCCCACAAGCTTGTCATCATCGTCAAAGATGTGATGCGAAAGGGGAAGGGGAGTTCGGAATGATGAAGCGAACGCTCATCGGTTCGTTGATTCTCTCCGCAAGCACGCTCGTTGGGATTGCTGCCTACGAGGGCTACGAACCTGTTGCCAAACCTCCCGTGCCAGGGGATGTCCCCACAAATGGTTTCGGGGCAACAAAGAATGTGAAGTCCGGGGACAAGACCGACCCCGTTCGCGCTCTCATCCGTCTTCAGGCAGATGCAGAAGAACACGCGAAGGGAATCAAGGAATGCATCAAGGTTCCGCTCTTTCAGTACGAATTCGATGCGTATCTGTCGCTGGCATACAACATCGGTGTTGGTGCCTTCTGCAGTTCAACTCTGGTGAAGAAGCTCAATGGAGAAGAATACCTTGAAGCTTGCAAGCAAATCCTTCGTTGGGACAAGTTCAAGGGGTCTCCTCTACGCGGTCTCACGATCCGACGTGAAGGGGAATACAAGAAATGTTTGGGGCAATAAAACTCGCATTCAAATCAAGTGCCATTCTCCGAAAGCTTTCCATCTGGGTTGGTAGTCTATTGTCGGTGGGTCTTCTGGTTTGGACTCTGTACGATAATGTGCATGACAAAGGCTTTGCAGCAGGTAAGGCTGAATGCCAACTGGAAAACCAATCTGAGATCGACAGGCTGAAAGCTGATCTAGAGAAAGCCAAAGAAGAAGCAAGGAAGGACAAACATGAAGCTCTCAAGAAGCTTACTGCTCGGCATGACGCTCTTGTGCGCCAGCTGCGCGAGCGTCCAATCCGACCGTCCAGTCAAGTCGAAGGCTCCGCCTCTCAGCCACGAGGAGCAGGAAGCACTGGAGCGGGACTTTATCGGGAGGATGGAGAATTTCTTGCAGGGGAGGCTGCCGCAGCAGTCCGACTCCAAGAGGCCCTCAAAGAGTGCCGAAGAGGCTATGTGATTCAACCAAACTAGGAGACAGTCATGCCGATTGTTCCAATCAAAGACCTTGCCAAGATCGGCGTGATCCCGGATCCTCCTTCGTTGCTCACGCCTCCGAATGCATTCTCAAATGCGCTCAACGTTCGCTTCCGGGATGGTCGTATCATCGGCATCCCTGGTGACGAGGTTCGCCTGACGGTGGCCTCGTCTATCTCCAACGCGCTCGAAGCGCTCTTCTGGCCGCGTACAGATGGCGCTGTCATTATGGTCGCGAAGTCTGATGGACACATCTGGGCACTGACCCCGAAGCCTTCCGGCGGTACGACCGCAGGCGAACAGTTCACAGCAGCGGACTTCTCTTCGGATCTAGACGCCACGTATCCCTCCGAGGGGTACCTCGATCCCACGACCAAGTGGCAAGGCGGTCTCTTCGGCGGTGGTCGTGCGGTGTTCTTTAACGACGGCGTTCATACTCCCGTGTATTGTCTCGAAGATGAGAGTGCCACAGATACTAAGTTCCGCCAGTTCCCTGGGTGGAACTATGACGGCAATACCGTCTCGGCGCAAGTCATCAAGACCTTCGGGTACTCGCTGGTCGCTGGCAACCTGACGATCAACGACGGCGTGAACGTCACTCCCGCACCTGTCACGGTCCGAGTCTCGGTGCCTGCACCTGTAGGCTCGTTCCCTCAGACTTGGGAACCGGGCGACACTGCTGCGTTGGCCGATTCGTTTGAGCTCAACTCGAAGACCCCGATCACCGACATGGCTGAGCTTCGTGGAAGCATGTTCGTGTACTGCTTGGACTCGATTCATACGCTCTCTGTGAACAACGGCTTCGTGCAGGCACAAGCCTACTCGCAGGACCACGGCATTCTCAACAAGAACTGTGTGGTGGAGTTCGACAACAAGCATTTGGTCATCGATGCAAACGACATCTACATCCACAACGGATCGGGCAGCTTCGAGTCGATCGTCGAAGGACGTGCTCGGGACTTCTTCCTGAACGACGTTGATCGCGCTCACCTGGGCAAGACCCACGTTACGATCAATCGGCGGTACAAGGAGATCTGGATCAACTACCGCTCGCGCAGGTTCCCGCCTGCCGGTAACGCCGATGGGGCCACGCTGGCTATGGTTTGGAACTACAAGGACAATAGTCTGACGTTCCGCGAGTTGCCCTGCGCGCGTGTCTGCTTCCCCGGCAACCAGCTTGTTCGGACTGGCACGACTGGTGCGATCATTGCGCAGTTCATCCCTGGTACGGAAGTCCTCTACGGACTGGCGAACAATGCTTACCTCGTGGAATTTGACGGGGGTGATGGTCGAGAGACGTCAATCTCCTCTGTGGTGGCTCATACTCCGCTTCGCATGTTCACTGTGAACGTTCAGAGTGGCGTCGTGCTTCGAGGGTACTACCAATGGGTGGTGAAGAACCGTCTCATGATGGGTGAAGACCCCTCGGCGGCAAAGCTCATCACAGGCTTGTTCATGCTCCCGGACAACACATCCGACTACGACATCAAGCTCGCTTCGCAGAACGTCTACCCGGCACTCGCAGGCATCGAGCCCATCATCGACGATGCTGTATCAACAGGAAGTGGCGGCACATTCGTACCTGATGGTCGTCAACTCGAGATCGATCCCGGCAACACGAACAACGTGGAGGTCACCTTCACACCCACCAAGCCTTCTCTGGACGGTGGTGTCGCAACGCATGCACAATACATTCAGAAGCTGAAGACCAACGGACGAATCTTCTCCTTTGGAATTCAGTGTCGGTCAAATACAGATGGCCGACTGTCACTACCGTTCATTGCCATCGAGCTGAAAGAGGAGTCCCGGCGATGAGATTCGTGCCTCCAAGGACAGATAACGAAGAGCTTGACTTCTTCCTGGCAGAGCTAGCCCGCGCCTTCAACAACAAGACGGGCTTGCTCCCGACTGAAGCGGATGGCCTCTATGATCCGGTGGGTACAGCAGCTTCCGCAATTGCTGCACACGTGGCCGCATTGGACCCTCACCCGCAGTATCACACTGCAGCAGAGGTAGCGGCCGATGTCGCCGCAGCAATAGCTGCTCACGTTGCGGCAGGGGATCCCCATACACAGTACGTACTGGCGGATGGGACTCGCACCATTACAGACATTCAGGCCATCTCCAAGTCAGTGTCAGGCAGCGTGTTCACTGCGTTGTCCCTAAGAAATCCTGTTGCAACGACTGTCAGCACTGCAGTTCAGCTGGAGTTGCGTCCCAATCCGACAAGCGCTCGCGGTGCCCTCATCCGGTCCACACAGTCCAGCTCAGGCGACTACGCGACGTTGGGTTTCTACATTGTCAACAATGCGGCTCCTCAGTTGGCTTTCGACATCAGTCGATTTGCAGCAGTCACCTTCTATGAAGACCTGACTGCAAATGCATTGAACAGTACCGGTGGTTTCAGCAATGGAGGCCGGTTGCGCCTCCAGCGATCCAATACCGCCCATGAGGCTTGGGTGGAGTATCAAAACAGCGGTGTTCGCTACTGGTTTCATGGTTTCACACCTGACACCACCGCTGACTTTGTTCTGAAGCGGTACAACGACTCAGGTACTTTCCAAGACAATCCTCTCAGTGTCTCACGATCCACTGGAATGGTGTCCATGCTGGGGCTCTCGCTCGTCGGCACGACACTCGGGCTTGGTTACGGAACAGGCGCCGGTGGAGTCGTCACACAGGTAACCAGCGAATCAACCGCAGTCACTTTGGACAGGCCCACTGGCCAAATCACGGGATTCACGGTCTCTCTGGGTGCCAACACAGTAACAGAGTTTGTGGTCAACAACAGTGTCGTGACTCAATACGACAACATCGTGCTGACCCCGGTGTCCGGATTCAACGGCTCAGATCAACTGGGTTTGGATGTGACAAACGTGACAACCGGTGCCTTCACCGTCCGAATCATCAATCCATTGGGGTCAGCTTCGGCAAACACTGCAAGAGTGTTTAACTTTGCTGTAATCAAAGGCGCAAACTCTTGATCTAGGAGATCAAATGTTTATTGCAAAAGACAAACAACTCCACATGCTTGGCGGCTTTGCTGCCGGTATTTTCCCCGCGTTATTGATCCAAGGGGGTGGCTTTGTTGTTGCCATCCTGGTTGGTCTTCTCAAGGAATACGATGATGCCACTGGAAAAACTCGCGGCACTGTGGATCCAAAAGACGTCCTGTTTTCCATCTTCGGTGGTCTCCTGGCAGAGGCCTGGGTCCACTTCTGCGCAACAATTCTCTGGTAGGTATTCACAATGCAAGAAGTTCAAGCTCTGATCACCATCCTGACCAATCAACGCGACACCGCAATGCAAGAATCTGCTTTCATTGCAGCTCGCTTGATGGTCGTGGAAGCTGAGAACCAACTACTGCGCAAGCAAGTTGAAGAACTCTCTCCGAAGCCGGACCCCATGGAAGGATCCGCTCAACATAACACAGAAAGACCAACAGTCCAATGAAAATCCACCCAATCCATCCCGAAGAGGTCATGGTCTACTGGCCCCTAGTCTCGGACCGCCTGACTCGTGCCCTTTCGCATGGTGCGGGTGAATCAAAACTCTGTGACTGGCATAAGTCATTGGTGAATGGTGCATCTCAGCTATGGCTGCTCACCGATGACAACCTCACAACCATTGTGGGAGTTGTTCTCACGCAAATTCTCACCTATGCGCGTCATAAAACGTTGCACATCGTTCTTCACGAGGCCGATGATTTCAAATCAATTGCGCATCTGCATGCAGACTTGGAAAAGTTTGCCCTTGAACAAGGTTGTACCGCCGTCGAACAATGGGGTCGTCGAGGTTGGGCAAAGACTCTTCCAAAAGAAATTTCAGGCTACAAGGAAGCCTATGTTGTCATGAGGAAGGAGCTCAATCATGGGTAAACTGCATGTTGGGAGTGCAGCCGTCAAGCGGCTTCTACTGGGTGCCGGCGGCGCGCCAGGCGGAACGCCGCCGACGTTCATCTCGTCCGCGTTGGACACGCTGGGCTCTGTGGCCACGGGCGACCTGGTGCTGCTCAAGCTCGTCAATTCAGCGGGAGCGGCCGGCGAGGCTCCCTCAGGGTGGACGCGCTTCGCCACCCACCTCGATGGCCACGGCTTCGGGCACGCGCTCTACTCCTCCTTGTACGCCGAGGGCAACGCCGCGGCCAACCACACCAATTTCCCGGTGAACCTGGGCTACTTCGCCACCGCGGTGTACCGCGGCTCGGCGCCGCTCTCGGTGCTTCAGGTGGGGGCCTACGACCAGACTACGTCCGCGGAGATCACCGCGCCGGCCCTGGCGAACCCTACGGGTGCATCCAGCGCCTTGTTGGCCTTCTGGAGCTCGCGCGACAACGGCAACAACATGCTGACCTACGCCGGGATGACCTCGCGCCTCTACGTGACCAACCCGCCCACGTACTTTGCCCTCCGGATCCTTGAGGAACTGGGCGTTCAGAGCGGGACGCGCAGCTTCTCAGGCATCACCGGCAGCGGCTTCGTTGACACGGTCAACATGATCGAGATCGGTTGACCCTGGTCAGGGGCTTTGCGCTGGGCGTAATTCCATTCCCGTTGCCGCAACGCGGCTCAGCGCCGTTTATCGCAGCAGCTCAGCCGCAAATTTCGCGCGCCGCTTCAGGTGAGCGCCTGCGCGGGGATCTCGCTCAGCAGCGCCGTGTGCTGCGCGTTGCGGCCGAAGCCGAACCAGGCCGGCCCGTCCACCGGCACGACGGGCGGCGGCGGTGGAGGCTCGTCCTACCTCGGCAGCGCGAGCAGTGCATCGATTTTTTCAGGCTCGGGCACATCGCCTGGCAACAGTGCAGACGGCGACCGCTCCGGTGCGGGCGACGGCGGCGCTCAACGTACAGCAGGCGCCGACGGGCGCGTGCTGCTTCTACTGGGCTGAGAAAGGACTCTCAATGAAAATCACAATCTTCTACAAGGGTGGTAGTAAGACTTCCACCGTAGAGGCCATCCCCTCTTGGGCACGGCCCTACATCGAGAACGTCGCCAAGACTGCATCTTCGGCCTTTGGGTCAGGACAACTCTCTCAGGTGGCGGGCACCAACAACAACCTCAACACGGCCTTCGGTGGTGGTGCACAGGCCATCGGCCAGGAGACCTCGCGGGGATTGCGGACGAATGATGCTCAGCGCGCCGGGTTGGCTGCGCTCGCGCAGTCGGGTGGGGTGGACCAGGGTTTGGAGGACGCGGCGATCCTGCAGGCAAAAATGAATGCCGCCAAAATCGGCGGCGACTACGCTTCTCGCGGCACTCTGGGCAGCGCTCGACAGGCCAATGCAGTGCAGAACTCCAACGCCCAGCTTCAGGCCGCGCTCGCAGAGAAGAAGTTCGCCAATCAAATGCAGGCCAACGACGCCCTCTCAAGGGCAAACACGGCAGGCCAGTCTCTGGCGACAGGCGGTGCGAATGCACTTGCTTCCCTCGGACAAGCAGAACGAGGCATCACTCAACAAGGTCTGGATTCGGCATGGCAGGGCATTGAACGCTTTGCTTCTGCAATCTACGGCAATCCGGCACGTCAGCAGGCGGTCGCATCAGGAGGTGGGAAATGAACGGTCCTTTGAGCATCGACATGAGCGACCCGCGTCGCAAGAATGCCATCATGCCGCTCGGCGCAGGTGGTGACATGGCTCCTGCCCCTCTGATGATGGGTCCGAGTGATGAGCAAAAGGCTCTCGCCGGCCTTGGTCAGGATGTGAGCGCAGGACTTCTCAACAAGGGTCCGCTTCAGGATGCCGCCAAGCAGGGCATCGATGCGGTGAAGGGTGCTTTCTCTCCTTCGACTCCGGCGGCTCCGCTCGCTGCTGCTGCTCTGAATCCCGGTGACGCAGAAACGGCTCTTGCGAGCGCAACTGCGGCAGGTGGTGGTGTGATGGGGGATGCTGTAAGTGGTGTGAATCCCCTCGGTGCGCTATCAACCCTTGTGTCCACCGGTTCGGCCGGCAAGGCTGTTGGACAACTGGCCGGTCAGGCTGCAGGCCAGGCATTGATTCCCATCCCGGTGGTTGGCGCTGCTGTCGGTGGAATGCTCGGCAAGGCTCTCGGTGGTGCTCTCGGCTTTGCTGATGGCACTGAGAGTGTTCCCGGCGCGAACTCTCTAAGTGATGCCGCCATTGCGCAGGCCATCGCGGCAAAGCGTGCGCAACAAGCCGCATTGGTTGCTGCTCAGCAACAACCTTCCATCTTCAATCGCATCCTTGCAATGGTCATGGGGTCGGAGGGCATGCTGGGTTCCGCCAAGAAAGACATCTCTGGGCGTCAACGTCAGCTGGATGAAGCTGAGAGGAAGGCAGTCGGTTATGCGGACGGTACATCGAATGTCGGCGGTAAGAACCCCGCGGATGCTTCCGGAATGCAACAACCGTCACCTACTCCTGCGGCTCAAAGTCCGGCTCAGACTACCGCTTCGAGCAACCCTACTGGTGGGAAAGGCCCCGCACTGAGTAATCTCTTTGCGCAGGCCGGTATGCCAAACCCGCAACAGGCTGCGCCTGCTCCGATGCAGCAGAATACCTTCATGCCGCCGGCAACCACCTTCCCGGTCAAGAACGCGCCGTCGCGATTCACTCCTTCCCTCGTAGGTGGTGGGAGAGGGTTCGTCACCAGTGGCGATGCTCGCGGCTATTGAATGAAACAGAGGAGCTCTTATGTATCAACTGGTAAAGGAGCCTGACTCGCAGGCAGTGCGCCACAAAGAAGAGCTCCACTCATTGAAGCTCGTCGGCGAAGCTCTCAAGATCTTCCACAGTGGAAGTCGAGAGAAGATCAAGACAAACGAAGCCCAGACTCTCTCCGACATGAAGATTCAGGAGAAGGCTGCTGGTCCTCTTTCGGGAGAGAGTACTGCCCCAAAAAAGAAGGTAGCCGAATCAGCGGCACCTCTAATTCGAGTGGGCGGAGATGAATCGGATACCATCCCCACTCTCCTGACTCCCGGCGAGGCAGTCATCCCGGAACCTGCTGCTCAGAATCCTGCCAACAAGCCGATCATCCACGCCCTCATTCAGGAGGGCCGTCACAAGAACGCAATGGAAGGTATGGCTGACGGTGGTGTAGTCGGTGAAGACGAACTTCGGAAGCAAGCAGAGAAGCGGCAAGCCGAATGGGCTGCTCGTGGTGCGACCAACATCCCGACGGTAGAGGATCTCATGCAGCAACAAAGGCTGATGGATTCTTCGTATGCGAATCAAGTTGCATTGGCAGGTGGAGTGCCTGAAGGCTTTGTTCCGCCGCCCAAAGGTTTCGGGCAAGCTGGTACCAACATCAACTTGATGGTTCCTCCGGTGGCTGAGACCGTTGCCGCGCCGACTGGTGCAGGTGGTGGTCGTGGATTCATCAATCCTGTGGTCGTTCCGGGGATGAAACCCGATGAGGCTCTTCGGCAAGCCCGTGGTCAAGCGATGCGCGATCTGTATGCTCAGGAGAATCCTCAAGAAACCTCTGTGGGTCAGTGGAACCAAGGCATTCAAGCTGCGAGCAATGCGAATCAAGTACCGCGCATCGGTGCTCCTGAGGAGGTCATTCCTCCTGTGACTCCCATCGCTCCGACCATCGATATCAAGCGTGATCCTGTGGCCACGGTTTCCACTGAATCCAGTGATGGCCGGTTCATGTCTGCTTTCGAGAAGACTGCGGCAAGCCCTCAAGTTCTCTCACAGATGAACATCCTCGCGGAAGAAGCGAAGAACAACCCCAATGCCGACCAAGGCTGGTTGGCCAAGCGACTCTCAGAAGTCTGGGGTCCGACAGGTCTCATCCGTGAAGAGGATCTTGGTCGATTCGCGCTCGTGGCTGCCGGCGGCATGCTCTTCGGTGGTTCCCCTCTGGGTTCCCTCCGCTTTGCTGCTCAGGACACCATGAAGGTTGCCGAAGGTCGCAGGCTCACTGAAGCTCAGATCAAGCAACAAGAAGCCACTCAAGGCAAGGCCACGCGAGAGAGCCAACGTCGTGATGTGATCAATCGCACCCAGGCCCAAGAGGATCAGTACAAGGTTCTTCAAGGTCAAATCATGGACCCGGTTCGCCGGAGTGCTGCTGAAGATCTCTACGAGAAGGCACGCGAAGCAGGCAACAAGGGTGATTGGCAGCTCAAAGAAGCGTATCTCGATCAAGCAAATCGTACTCTCGCAGGTACGATGGGTGACCAGAAGATGCAAGCTCTCATCGCGAAGGCAGAGGGCAAGAGCACCAAGCCTGAAGGCCGTGACCAGTATCGCGACCGAGAAGGTGGACTCATGTGGGGTGAGTGGCGTGGTGATCAATTCTTCCGTCGTGATGAGCGGACAGGTACATGGGAGCCTCATGCCGGCGAGGTCATGAAGGCCACTGAGTACGACAAGGCGAAGAAGGACACAGAAGGTGCCATCCAATCGGGTGTTGAAGATGCTCTCCAGAACTTCAAGACTCGAACCGGCGACAAGAACTTCTCCTCCGAAGCTCTCAAGGCAAAGGCAGATGCCATCCGGGATCGAATTCTCCTGACGACTCAACAAGAG